AGCAGCTCAACAACAAAAAGCAGCACCAGGAGAAAATGGGAAGAAAGCTAAAAAAGAAAAGGAGAGACTTCATAAACAAATATATAACGACCCTAAGGTAGCTAAAGAGATTCTTAAAAATAAAGATAAATACCCAGAAGGTTCAGAAGAAAGAGCATTAGCAATGGACACACATCGATATGCACGCGAAGTAGAAGATGCTGAATTAGAGGGTAGAGATCCAATTCCACGTGATAGCGCAGTGTGGAAGGCACTCTCTTCGACTGCCGCAGCAAGCAATGCCCGCAGGCATCGTATAGCAACTGATCCAGATAGAACTGCTGAAGAAAAGGAAAGAGATTTTGAAGCATTGCGACAAAAGGGTGAAAGCTATGATCTCTATAATCCTTTAAAGGGGTCATTGATCTCTAACGGGTATGGTGAAGAAGTGGAAGTACGTGATGACATCACCGGTGAAGTTGTAAGAATGAAATCTGAAGATATTCTTAAAAAATTTATAAATGAGTTTCAGAGCATAACAGAAAAATTGTCTACAGAAGATAAAGAGAAGTTTGCAGAATATTTAAAAAATCCAACGTTAGAATTTGATCCAAGTAATACAGGTAATTTATTTGAAAAAGCTGCTGGGTCTGGAGTGCCTCCCGCTATTTTAGATGCTATTATGCGACATACTACTCAAGACTCTGGTAAAAAAGGTGTCGGGATGGGTGAATTTGCAATGTCAATGATATTTAAAAATATTAAAAATGCTTCTTCAAAAGGGGATTTGGCTCTTATTGTTAAACAGCCCGATGGCACGACAATAGAAAAACCATTTGAACTTAAAGGACAAGGGGCAACATTAGGAGCGAAACCCGATACTTTTAAATCATCACAAGCCACAAGAGATGGTTTCGGCGTTACGGAAGAAGGTGGAAAGTTTAGTATTGTAATTGATGGAGAGATAAAGATATATGGTAAAAATCAAACGAATCAACTTTTAGCAGATAAATGGAATTCATTAAAAACTGATAACGAAAGGGCTGAGTTTAAAGCTAACTTTAAACGTATGATAGTAAATGACGGTCATGGGGTTGGTGTGAAAGTAGCACCAGCAGATAAGCCTTGGGAAGGTGAGGAAAATGGACAAGATCTTTATGATGCTTTTATGAGTGATCCGGATTTGGAAATAGATTTTAGCGATCCAGATTCAATAGGTAATACGATTGGGCTTTTAAATTATGTTGGTTATGCCATAAGTGATGGACATACTGAATTTGCGGCTCATGATATGGGCGCCGCAGATGCAAAAAAGAGTAAAACGCATGGAATTAATAAAGGTAATTATGTCCGCGCCGGAACTGATCATCCTGAAGGTACTCGAGCAGCAGCTCTCGATATGGCAAAACAACTTAAAGCTAATTGTATAGGGTTTGAGCGAATAAGTTTTGAAAATGTAAGACCGCGAGTTGGGTTGGGCACACATACAGGTAATGATAGGGAATTAAGTTATACAAGACCGCCGGGATGTGGATAATATGAAAACACAACTACTCTGCACATTTTCCACAAAAGATAATTTAGATAATATTATTGATGTTATTAAAGAAAATTGGGATATTGTATTTAAAAAGATTTATGTGCTTCAAAATGAAAACAATCCTAAAGAGGTTATTTGTACTTATAACGTTGAAGATGATGGGAGTTTAGATTATAATGAAGTTTCTAATACTATTACTTTACATAGAAAAAAACACACAAACACACTATATACAATAAATGGGTTAAATGAAGTAATAAAAAATTTAAATAACGGTATTTTAGATACTAATTATAAGATACCATGGGAAAATTTTAGAAACACTATAATGGTTACTAGTGCAGAAGGGTTAAACAAAATTCCAACAAGGATATATAAAATTATAAAAACATAAACTAGGAGAAGGTTATGACAGATACAACAACAGATGTAGAAAAAAACGTCCAAAAAGAACCAACCACGGAGTCTACTTTATATTATTTCTTTTCAGTAGGATGTGGGTGGTGTACAAGAACATCACCTTTGGTTGATGAGCTAAACGAAGAAGGATACGACATCTTAAAGTTAGATACAGGTGAGCCTGTAAATAAAGAAATTGCAGATGAATTAAAAGCAGAATATAAAATTCAATGTGGTACACCTTTCTTTATTGATGCTGATACAGGTAATCATATTTGCGGATTTAGGGAAAAAGATATTTTGATAAAATGGGCTAATGGAGAAAAAGTACCTCCACCACCCAGACCAAAAAGTCCAATGCCGCGAGCTCCCTTCCATGGCGCTTCGAAAAAAGAAGAAGAAAAATGGACAAAAGAGTATACACAATGGGCGGAAGAAAACAACCAGTTACCAAATTTGAAAACAGCAGAAGAGCTTCTTGCTATGCCTAGACCTAAATCACAGGCACCTGGACCGCCACCCCCTAATAGTTCTGATGAACAGTTAGAGGAATGGGGTAAGGAATATTCAAAATGGACAGAAGAAAACACCCATTTAAAGAATATAATGCCAGCGGAACAGCTTATTCAACAGATGAAACAAAGACGTCGAGCACAAGGACAACAGCAAGGTGGCAATGCTAATATGGAAACAAGAGTAAGAGTTATTGAGAATAAAATTGACAAATTAATGGCACATTTGGGTGTAAAATAATGTTAAAACCAATCCCGACGATCGATCGGGATCCAACTCAAGAAGAGTTAAACAATATAGATAAAGTTGAGATTATGCTTGCTGAAGAGAGCGGTTCTGAATTACCATCTCATATGCACATGGCTCGTAGTCTCGCTACAGATAGCTGGAGATCCTTAAAAGCATTTATGCGAGGAAAAAAAGTATTAGTGGAGCCTGAAGAAGCGATTCGTAGATGGGAAATTTGTGAAGGGTGCCCCTTTTTAAAGTATGATGAGACAAACCCTGATACAGGTAAGAGGGACGGAAGATGTGTTCACTGCGGTTGTTTTATGAATGTTAAGGTACATTTTAAAGAGTGTTCCTGCCCTGTGGATAAATGGTAAAAAAAATATAAGGTTTCAAAAATATTGTTATATATATTAATAACGGTTATATTGTAAAATTATAACTAAACTATGAAAACTAAAACATAAATACTAAGGAGAGAATCAATGGATATTGATCAAATCAAAAATCGGTTACAGCAATTACAAACAACGTCATCAACTGCGAATTCATCTTGGAAACCGCAACCTGGAAAAACACAGATTCGGATAGTCCCGTATAAGTTTAATAAGGATAACCCCTTTATTGAATTGTACTTTCATTATGGAGTCAATGGGAAGACATATCTGTCACCAGTGTCATTTGGTAGGCCAGACCCTATTAATGAATTTGCTTCTAAATTAAAAGCAACTGGAGATCGTGATGAGTGGATTCAAGGAAAAAAACTCGAACCAAAAATGAGGACTTTTTGTCCCGTTGTTGTTCGTGGTGAAGAAGCACAGGGCGTGAAGTTTTGGGGATTCGGAAAAACTGTATATCAAGAGTTGCTTGGATTTATAGCAGACCCTGATTATGGTGATATTACTGATCCTATGAACGGCCGTGATATCGTTGTTGAACGTCAAACACCAGCAGAGGCTGGAAACACTTATGGAAAAACTACAATTCGTGTTAAGCCTAATCAGACTCCTATTACAGAAGATAAGCCTCTTTTAGAGACTGTCTTTAATAGTCAAATTGAAATTGTTGACTTGTATACTGAACCGTCATATGATGATTTAAAGGAAGCCTTTAAGCAACATATGAATCCAGAAGCATCAGGGAAGGCAGAGACAGAAAACACACTGAAGTCGGATCAGAAAGCACCCAGTGAAACGGTTTCTGATGTTAATGATGCTTTTGATCAGCTGTTTAATAGCTAAATCATAGCAGATTAAATACTTTAAAATATTTGGAGAAGAGTATGACAAATACTGATAAGCTAGCTACGGTTATTGCTGATGAATTAAATAAACAATTTAAGCATCAACAAGTAGCGTATTTTTTAGGCGGTGAGACTGTATCTCCAACTGATGTGACCGGTTGGATATCTACAGGATCATCTATATTAGATCTTGCTATATCAAACAGACCTAATGGTGGTATTGCTGTGGGGAAGATAACTGAATTAAATGGATTAGAGGGGAGCGGAAAGTCTTTAGTTGGGGCTCACGCTCTCGCTTCCACACAACAGAAAAACGGTATTGCGGTTTATATAGATACAGAATCGTCAGTGTCACAGCAGTTTTTAGAAGCTATTGGGATTGATATATCAAAAATGCTCTATATTCAGTTAGAAACAGTTGAAGAAATTTTTGAAGCAATAGAGCATATTGTAACAAAAATTAGAGAGTCGGATAGAGAACGCGATGTTACTATTCTTGTTGATAGTTTAGCAGCTGCGACTACTAAAGTTGAAATGGAAGCTGACTTTGATAAGGATGGATGGGCAACATCTAAAGCCATTATTATTTCAAAAGCTATGAGAAAGATTACACAGATGATGGCGCGTCAACGCGTGGCTCTTATTTTTACAAATCAGCTTCGACAAAAACTCGGAGTTATGTTTGGAGACCCTTGGACTACAAGTGGTGGGAAGGCTTTACCGTTTCATGCATCGACACGCGTTAGGTTAAAAAATGCAGGACAAATTAAAGATACGCAGAAGAATACGATTGGGATGAAAGTTAAAGCACAAGTAATTAAAAAT